GGTGGCTAGTTTTTGTTGACCACTTCAATTCTGGCTGGATTCGGCAGCGAGCGACAAAAATGCTCTGTGCGCTCACTGGTTAACTGAGGCCGACGACGCGCTAAATTCTGAGTGGATAAGCCACGGTGCAATCTGGAATAACCCACCGTACAGCAATATCAGGCCGTGGGTGGAAAAAGCCGCTGAGCAGTGCATACAACAGCGACAGACGGTAGTGATGCTTGTGCCAGAGGATATGTCTGTCGGATGGTTCAGCAAGGCTCTGGAGAGTGTTGACGAAGTTCGCATCATCACTGATGGACGGATTAATTTTATCGAACCATCGACAGGGCTGGAGAAGAAGGGAAACAGCAAAGGCTCAATGCTGCTGATTTGGCGACCGTTCATCAGTCCTCGACGGATGTTTACTACCGTATCCAAAGCGGCATTGATGGCGATCGGGCAGGGCGTCAGGAGGGCGGCATGAGGCGACAGCGACGAAGTATCACCGACATCATCTGCGAAAACTGCAAATACCTTCCAACGAAACGCTACAGAAATAAACGCAAGCCAATCCCAAAAGAATCTGACGTAAAAACCTTCAATTACACGGCTCACCTGTGGGATATCCGGTGGCTAAGACATCGTGCGAGGAAAACAAGGTGATTGACTAAAATCGCAGTTACGAACAAGAAAGCGTCGAGCGGGCTTCAGTGTGCACAGAGTGGATTCTATCTAGGCTTAGTGCATACAGAAGATTGCTGGTAAAGGACATGCCAGGCAAAACGATGAGGACTGATATTTATGAAAACATCTGATTTTTTTACTGTTCTTGCATGCGGTATCGGAGGGGCTTTGACCGGGCATTTTATCGTGAATATTTTCACTTGGTATCTCTTTGGTTTTAGAGATTATTTCACTCGATGGGTTTTAAATGGTTTTCGTCGGTTTATCGGGTGCAAGCCTGATATGAGAATTTATAAAGATGAAAAGAATTGATTGTTAGTTCATTATGAAGCTTTTGGTGTGAGTTTGCAATTTGGTTTTTATTGAAATATATTAATTAAATATAATTAGATATTCAACTTGTATATGTATGCGACATGTTGGTGTTTGGTCGCATACACTGTTGAATATTTGGCTAATGCTATATCAATGTAGAGTTAAAGTCTAACACAACATAGACTCTCTATATGCTAACGTCTTGACTATAACTGCAATTATTTTTTCATTGACTTCGTTACCCATGCTTAAACATGAAATATCTTTTTTATGAGTTTCGTTCAAAAATTGCAAGAAGTTTTTCATTTCGTTTGGTAATGTATTTAGTCCTGTTTCTGAGAATCTTTTTTCGTAAATCTCATCGATTTTATGTTTGCATGTTTCTGATTGTGATGTATTTAAAATGGCTCTTTCTCCTTGGGTACAGGCGTTTATAACCTCTTTCAGTATTTGTTTTTGGTCTTCTGGGGATGTTCTTTGTCCATTGAATGCGTAAGATACCCTGTCTTTTGTTTTGAAAAGTGGCATGGTTATATTTTTTGTATGCTGGAGGTCAACACAAAGAGCTATTGTCTGAGTATTTAGCATGTCCGGATTATGGGAGTAAGTTGATCTTTTCAAAGCATTAGCACTTGCTGATGCCCCTTCATATGGATTTTGATGAAATAATAGATTTAGTATGTTTACGATGAATAAAGACATCATTTGTGGTGGTGTACCTTTCTCAAGAGAGCGCATGATTGCTCCCGATAAAGAGGACATCAGACTTAATCCCTGAGTTAATACCCGCTGGGTGGTTTTAAATGCCGCTTCTTGCGATATAAATCTCTGAGCAGAATTTGGGTTATCAGAAGAACCATGTTTATACGCTTTATACCATGAGTCACCTAATATAGCTAAGGCTAATGGTATATCAGCATAACTCACTCCCCTACCTATGGTTCTTACTATGCTACCTGTTTTAACTGCTCCATTAAGCATTAATAGTGGTGACATGGTTAGTAACGTACTTGTTAAACATAGAGTAAATCGTGCTATAACCGAACCTGTTATTTTTCTATTGCTTATGCAATATTTAATTTCATCTGTTAGTTTAGGATATTGGTAGAGTATTGTTGGTACATGAAATAAAGTTGCTGATAGTAAATCACCAAGTATGCGTACCTGGGTTATATCTAGTGATAATACATTACTTAAGAATGCTTCTGTATTTATTGTTGGAGAAGGTGATGTATATAAAGATGATTGTTGATGTTGTGAGGACGATTTGTTATAGTCGCCATTAAAAAATAATGCCTGTATGAGCAAGTGAATGCTGATTCCGCCTCCAGATCTGAACGCATAGGGGAGAGTCTGCTCAATTTTATTGTGTAGGGCCATATAGGCTTTATAAAAACATCCTGACTGCTCGTATGCCTGATGGTATTGGTCGTTCAGAACTCTCATAAGATGGAGAACAGTTTCTGCACTCTCATTCTCTTTTGGTATAATTTCATGAATGATGCTGTCCAGTTGATATTTATGCTTGCATGTTAGGATTTTTGTAATTCTTTCATCGATTTCAATGCATGTTGAATTATTTTTAGCAGGTAATAACAAGTCATTTTCTTGTGTATTTGTTAGTATCTCTTGTGGGATATTAATTACCACATCTTCACATGTTTTATCCACATCATTTGTCTTTACGTTGTCAAGAAAATCATTTAACGTCAGTTGAGAACCAAATTCATTAATGTAGTTCAATGATGACGTAGAAGAGCTATTATCAAGGAAATCGTTCAGAGTAAGTTCGGAGTTGTTTCTTGTTATCGGATATTCATTTTGGGGAACGGCTAATTTAATACTCCGGTTGCTGGAGGTAGAAACTGTTTGTTCGGTGGTTGACGAATACTGCATGTCAATGCATACGTAACCTTTATTTGAAGTTGAATTTGGAATCAAAATCCCCCCCTGAAATAATAGCTTTCACAATATTAACAATTAATGCAAAAAATATTTTGTGTTTCATTAAAGAAAAGGTATTTGCGATGTGAAATAATTTTCTGTTAGTTATTACATACAGCACATCAGGTCGTCAATATAGTCTAACTATAGTTATCAACAAAAACTTACCACGATTTTAGATTTTTCCAGTATTTGTAGCTATTGCACTGAACACCGAATACGTAGCAGAGGAGGGGGGCTACACGATAACGAGCCATGAGCTACCATGTTATCGAGAATTTTTTAGGGAGTATGACATCAGGAATGTGGTGGCCTGTTTTAATATTTCTATTTCTATTTCTATTTCTATTTCCATTTCTATTTCTATTTCTATTTCTATTTTTATTTGTTGCGGTTTTTTCTTTAGTTTATGTGTTTTGATTTGTTTCTGAATCGCCGGGGGGGAGTGTCTTCCCTTTTTTCTGAGACTTATCATGCGGTTATTTGCGCCATCTTGGTATTGTGGAAATACCGACATCCATAGCTTTGGTGAGCTCTGTTCAGGTGGCTAAATTCAGAAAAACATTACGGAGGAAGAAGACGATGGCTAAACCAGCGCGAAGACGATGTAACCGTAAAAGAGAAGATTTAACTGTTAAAAGGATATTTGAGTTACTAAGTTTCGATAAATCTATCGGGGTATTTAGATGGAAAGTTCCCACTCAGGGAAGGATAGCATTAAATAGTGTTGCTGGAACTTTTGATTCCAACGGTTATTCAATGATCATGATAGATGGGCGTAGATATAAAACTCACGTCTTAGTTTTTTACATAACTCATAATCGTTGGCCTGCTGGTCAAATTGACCACGTTAATGGAATTAGGACCGATAATAGGCCAGAAAATTTAAGAGAATGCCTGCCAATAGAAAATTCAAGAAATATAAGGATCCGAAAGAATAGCAAATCAGGTTGCAGAGGGGTTACTTGGCACAAACGACAGAAAAAATGGAATGTTAGGCTAGGTTTCCATGGCAAGAGTAAACGCTTCGGATGCTTTGATGATCTGGAGTTAGCGGTACTAGTTGCTGAAGAAGCCCGAGATAAGTATTACGGTGATTTTTCCGGCAACGAAAGGAGCACTTATGCGAATCTATCGAAGGAAATGTAAATGTTGCAATGAATGGTTTATACCAAAATATCAAAATCAATATTGGTGTAATGAGATTTGTGGAACAAAGATAGCACTCGAACGACGAAGCAAAGAACGCGAAAAAGCGGAAAAAGCAGCAGAGAAGAAACGACGACGAGAGGAGCAGAAACAGAAAGATAAACTGAAGATTCGAAAACTCGCCTTAAAGCCCCGCAGTTACTGGATTAAACAAGCCCAACAAGCCGTAAACGCCTTCATCAGAGAAAGAGACCGCGACTTACCATGTATCTCGTTCGGAACGCTCACGTCTGCTCAGTGGGATGCCGGACATTACCGGACAACTGCTGCGGCACCTCAACTCCGATTTGATGAACGCAATATTCACAAGCAATGCGTGGTGTGCAACCAGCACAAAAGCGGAAATCTCGTTCCGTATCGCGTCGAACTGATTAGCCGCATCGGGCAGGAAGCAGTAGAGGAAATCGAATCAGACCATAACCGCCATCGCTGGACTGTCGAAGAGTGCAAGGCGATCAAGGCAGAGTACCAACAGAAACTCAAAGACCTGCGAAACAGCAGAAGTGAGGCCGCATGACGTTCTCAGTAAAACACATTCCAAATCACAAGGGAGAAGGCGCGTGGGCATAAGAGAACTAAACCTCACCAAAGAACAGCACGAGTGGCTGAATGGCTGGCTTGAACTGTGGGGCGCATGGGTTTATTCAGGTCGTCTGGAAAAGCGCATGAGCAGCGTAATAGCTAAGTTCATGGAGAGCGTAGAGCCGGGAAGAGTTATGACAAGGCCAATGTGTAATGATGATGATGGAATGTTGATTTCTCAGGTCGTCGATTCCGTCATGTACATTGACAAGAAAGCCTTCGGCATCCTCCTCAGCTACTACGCTCATGGTTCTTCCAGGCACGCCATTGCATCTTACTATCATCGCGTCGCAAGACCTCGCAAGATGTTATGCCGGGGCGGCGGGCGCATTCAAAAACCATCGCTCGCAACCTGTCGACGGGAAGTTGACGAAATCCTTAATGCCTCGTTGTTTATGATTTACCCGGTTCTGGATAGTGCGTTTAAAAACCGGAAACGTGTAGAGAAAATTAAACATGTAGCATAGAACGTGTTGACATCATTGAGCAAATGAGCAACACTATTGGCATAAGCTGCCGTTAGTGACTCTTAAGTTGCAACGGTGGCTTTTTTTATTTGGGTCAGTCGTATAAAGGTCATTACGGAAGGCTGTTAACCTTCTTATCGTGGTTCGAGTCCACGCTGTCCCGCCAAACATGCTGGTTTAGCTCCAATGGTAGAGCAACTGACTTGTAATCATCAGGTCGCCAGTTCGATTCCGGTAGTCGGCACCATATGCGGGTATCATATAATGGCTATTACCTCAGCCTTCCAGGCTGATGATGCGGGTTCGATTCCCGCCACCCGCTCCAGATTTATTATCAGGCTCGCTTCGGCGGGCTTTTTTCATATCTGCGCCACGTTCGGTGCATATCAACCATAAAGCTTTTCATGGATGGGTTTACGGGATAGTCAGTGTGACTTCCTCCGTAGGCTGGTTACCCACTGGCGCAGGCTCTGCAGTTACCGCTGGGCAGTATCTGTGGAAAGTGCACGCTTTGGGCAGACTGTCATCATGTTGTTTCTGGTGGTGGCAGTGGATTTCACCGGGCGTCTGATGTCGGTACTGGCTGATGGTGTGATGATGCGTGGGATTGTGACATTACGGTGGTCGGTGATGAAAAGAAACAGTCTGAATAATGCTTGATTTTTTTACTTACTGTTTATTAGAAATACTGCCATATGGCGAATCCCCATGTGTAAGAGGTTATCAGCAGGCTGGAATACTGGGGGGCGCGGATTCAGGTGCTGATACTGAATTCACCGGGGCGGCCACCGGACCATGCATATATCAAAGTTGTGATTCTACTTATCATTTTCCTTGTGAGTTTTGGCTGCG